TGAAGACAAGTTGTTAAAACTTAATATGGCCATGATTGATGACGTTGCTAAGATGATTAGCGAATTTGTTACTCAATACAAAGCCATGCCAGAAGACAGCCGCCCAAAAGTCTTGTTCGTACTTGACTCACTAGGTATGTTGTTAACTCCAACAGACGTTAACCAGTTTAACGCAGGTGATATGAAAGGTGACATGGGTCGTAAGCCTAAAGCACTGACAGCACTTGTTCGTAATTGTGTAAACATGTTTGGTGACTTAAACTTGGGTTTGGTTGCAACTAACCACACATACGCAAGTCAAGACATGTTTGACCCTGATGACAAAATCTCCGGTGGTCAAGGCTTTATCTACGCAAGTTCAATTGTCGTAGCTATGCGTAAGTTGAAGTTGAAGGAAGACGAAGACGGTAACAAAGTTTCAGAAGTTAAAGGTATTCGTGCCGCATGTAAAATCATGAAGACACGTTATGCCTAACCTTTTGAAAGTGTGCAAGTTAAGATTCCTTATGAAACAGGTATGAACCCATACTCAGGTTTAACAGACTTGATCGAAGGCAAAGGCATGTTGAAGAAGGAAGGTAACAGTCTTCTGTACACTACAGCTGACGGCGAGATTATCAAGAAGTTCCGCAAAGGTTGGGAACGCAATGATGATGGATGCTTAGACAAGGTAATGGCAGACATTACAGCCAATCCGCATGTGTTTGACAAGAGCGTTCCGCAAGAAGCTCCTGAAACTATTGAGGAATAAATGGCGCTTGACCATGAATTATGGTTGAAGGCGCAAGGTATAAAGATTACTGGTCGGCAAACCTTGCGCCGTATGCTTGATCCTGGTTACATGAACTGGGGTCCTGAACGAGAAGATGGTCGTATTGATTGGTCAGCTGAGCGATACAAGATACGCGAAGAACGGTTGTATCAAGTTGAACTCACTGAGCAAACCATAGAGCGCCTTGAAATGCATGAAGCATCTATGCGACATGCTATTGACTATGCCAATCGCAAATATACAGTTCGAGGATCAAGCGGATATAGTGGCGGACCAAGCGATGTAACTGCGTTCTTTATAGAAAACAAAGAACGTCATCAAGAATTGCTTAAAGAAAACTCAATGTACCGAGATGCTTGGCAAGAGTTTCAGTCCATTCGAGTCTTACTTGGAGAAAGCCCCCATTGGCCTTAACGGTAACTTCTGCTATAATAGTCTTATGCAACTCAAACTATTGATCGAACAACTGCAAACGCTATACGAAGCTGAAATGGTCCACGCTGATGTCATGGGCGAACCAGAGATCATGATTGACTGTTTTAAACGTACTGCACCTGGCGAGTTTGTGTACGCAGGCTTTAACGATAAAATAGAGATACAACGAAGCAGTGATGGCGTGTACCCAATTTTAAATGCATTTTGGGAAGATGAACGATGATTAAAAAACTTATGCAAAGATTGGGACGACACCGTGTTATCATGGATCGTCGAGCCGATGAACCTTTACTAGAAAGATATTATGTTTTCCTTAAAGACCGAACATGGTTTCCATTTAATGTGTTCGTACACAAGTTTTGTAAATCAGACCCCGATGATGTGCATGATCATCCATGGCCTTACGCTACTTTAATTTTGAAAGGTGGATACTATGAATGGATTCCAGAGTTTGATAGCAATGGTAAAAAAATTGCAGAAGTTCGTCATTGGCGTAAGCCCGGACATTTTAGGATATGCGGCGCTAATAGCTATCATAGGATTGAGCTCGATCCAGCGGTGACTGCATGGACTTTATTCATGCCTGGCCCTCAAACGCGATCATGGGGATTCCTTGTCAACAACAAGTGGATCGAAAGCGAAGAGTATTTGTCTAAAATGGCAACACAACAAACAAAAGTCAGCTAAGTATCGCTGACCACTAAAGGTGGATATATGGAGAATAATACAATGAGTGATACATCGGGAGAAATGCTAGTTGAGATGTGGCTAGCAGTTAAGCCATACATTGACAAGAAAGAACGCCCAGATGCGGCTCTTGCATATTTGCGAGCATCAGAAGACTTTGTTAATTTAGAACAAGCACAAGAAGATGCCAAAGGATCTGACTCTGCACTTGATGGTGCATTTGCAGAAATCCTTGGTGACATCGAAGAAGAAGAACTAGAAGACGAAGACGAGGATTATTAATGAGCTCATGGTATAGGAAGGTTGTTGCAGATCTCAGTTGCCTTCCTGATTGCATTGAATGGTTTGAAGGCGAATTGATTCAAGGCCGCATGGAACTAAAGTTAGTTGGCAGTCTTGAAAAAGCCAGTCGCGAAATGCCGGGCATTGTAGAATATCGATTCAATCAGCTACAAGAAATTGAAGCTATACTTGAACAACTTAATATTCAACTTCGTAAGATTCGTAGTGCCAAGTTCCGCCAGTTTACTGAACACTACAACCGAGCACTAACAAGTCGAGATGCTGAAAAGTATGTAGACGGTGAACCGGAAGTGTGCGACATGGATGCCATTGTCAACGAGTTTGCTCTTGTACGCAACAAGTTTCTTGGACTTACCAAAGCACTTGATATCAAACAGTGGCAGTTATCCAATGTGGTAAAACTGCGAGTGGCTGGTATGGAAGACGCAGAGCTTCGCTAATCTGCTTAAATTTTAAGCAATCAAAGGGTAGTACTTAGTACTACCTTTTTTTGTTGCAAAAAAGCCACAAAATCTACTTTGGTATTCCCCTAAAATTTACTCTGGTATTTCAAGAAGCGGTTGACAAGTGGTCCAGATCGCAGTATAATACACACATAAACAGTAAAAAGGACACCATGCAATACACCCTGATTACAAAAAGCGGTAAAATCATGCAATTTTACGTCAAAGAAGTAGCAGATTTGTATCAAAGCATTAATGGTGGTGTTGTTTTTACGCAACAAGTGCTAAAAACTGTCAAAAACACCCAAAAAACGGTTGACTTTTGAGCAGTTTGGTAGCATAATAGATATTGTAGTAAGTTAAACATCCACGCAAAGGAACCCAAATGTCAGCATACATTACTATCGCAAAAGGCACTTACCGTAACTTCAACATTACGGGCCAAACATTCCAACTCGTTGCCGACTACAAAGAAGGCACTAAAGGCGGCTACGTCACTGTACTCGCCGATGAGACTCTTGGCGAATTCGCAGGCCGCGAAGTTCGTATCAAAGTAGAATCCATGCGCGATGTGATCCCGGCAAGCGCCGCAGATTGTGCAACCAGCGTCGAAGGCAATTATGACGCCCCTAAACGTAAGGAACCCAAAGTGAAAGAGACAGACGAGCAAGCCATTGAACGTATCCGTGAGCGTTTTGACATCTTGGAAGAGATGACAGAAGGTGCAGTAGACGGCTCGGTTCGTGCTATGATTGTTGTTGGCCCTCCTGGCGTGGGCAAGAGCTTTGGTGTTGAGAAGGTGCTAGACAAGAGCGCCATGTTTGATAAAATTGGTGGCACTCGCATTCGTTACGAGATTGTTAAAGGTGCAATGAGCGCCATTGGTTTGTATTGCAAGCTCTACAATTACAGCGATGCAGGTAACGTCTTGGTATTTGACGACTGTGACTCTGTATTGCTTGACGAACTGTCGCTTAACATTCTGAAGGCGGCACTGGACTCTAGCAAGAAGCGTACTATTTGCTGGAACACTGACAGCCGCATGTTGCGTCAAGAAGGTGTGCCGGATCGCTTTGAATTCAAGGGCTCGGCAATCTTTATTACTAACATCAAGTTTGAGCACGTTAAGAGCGCCAAGCTCAAAGATCACTTGGGTGCATTGGAAAGCCGTTGTCACTATTTGGATTTGACGTTGGATTCAGCACGTGACAAGATGTTGCGTATCAAACAAATTATGATGGACGGTATGCTGGATCACTACGAGTTTGAGGATGGTGCCAAGCAAGAACTGTATGAGTATGTGGATGCCAACAAAGATCGTTTGCGCGAACTGAGCCTGCGTACTGTTATCAAGATTGCAGACTTGAAGAAGATGTGCGGTCCCGGCAACGACAAGTGGAAGCGTCTTGCAGAAACTACTGTTATGAAGCGCGGCGAGTAAGTTACCGAAACAGGCAATGTCAATAAGTCCTGTTAATAAGGAATTTGTTATGAGAAAGATGGCAACCATTAGAAAGATTGATGCACTGCGACCCATTGAAGGTGCAGATGCCATCGAGTGTGCCATTGTAGGCGGGTGGACTGTAGTTACCAAGAAGGGTGAATACAACGCCGGTGATCTTGCAGTGTATTGTGAAATTGATTCTTTTATTCCTTCTGCTATTGCACCTTATTTGACCAAGCCTGATCATTATGCAAAAACATTTGAAGGTGTTGAAGGCGAGCGGCTACGTACAGTAAAGCTACGTGGTCAGCTATCACAAGGACTGCTATTGCCCTATGCCACATGCGGTAAGATATGTGTTGAAGGTGAGGATGTGTCTGAGTTGTTAGGCATTGTCAAGTACGAAGCACCTGTGCCTGCGGCACTGGCTGGCGAAGTTAAAGGCATGTTCCCTTCGATGATTCCCAAGACTGACCAAGAGAGAATTCAAAATTTAAAGGCTGAACTAGCAGAATGGTTTGTTGAGGATTTGCATTGGGAAGTTACCGAAAAGCTAGAAGGCTCGTCAATGACAGTGTATATGCGTGACGGCGAAGTTGGGGTATGCTCGCGTAACCTTGACCTTAAGCCAAACGCAGATAACTCACTGTGGCGTGCCGCAAACAAATACAATCTGCCTGCTAAGTTGGTTGGCATTGGTCGTAACATTGCTGTCCAAGGTGAGATTGTAGGCAACGGCATCCAAGGTAACATTTATCAAATGCGTGATCAAGATTTCCTTGTGTACGACATTTACGATATTGACGCTGGCCGTTACTTTACTCCTGCCGAACGTAAGGCGTTTGTTGCAGAGCATAATCTGAATCACTGCCCTGTACTGGCATACTCGGCTCGTTTAACTGATACACTTGGCCTTACCAACTTGGAACAAGTGTTGAAGTTTGCCGAAGGCAAATCTGTAATGGGCATGATTGGCTGTGAACGTGAAGGTTTGGTTTTTAAGTGCCATGAAAAGCCAGTATCGTTCAAGGCAATTTCTAACAAGTATCTCCTGAAGCACGGAGGTTAAGGTTTACCGACAGCTGACTATTTGCGTGGATGGATGTCGGTGGAACAGACTCTTCGGAGTCTGTTCTTTTTTCTGCATTATGGCTAAA